ATCGATGTTGTGGAAAGCCGCAACGTCTTGAGCTAACTCAGGAGACCATTGTGCTCTTAATTTTCTTTCTGTAACAGATACAGTAACTGAATCTAAATCAAAAGAAACCTCACCGATTTTGTCTTCAAATTCTAATTCTTCGTAACGTCTGAATACCGCTTTAATCGCAGTATCTTGAGATGCTCCACTCCAGTTAGCAGCTGATAAAGTTGCTCCTGAATATCCATCTAAACTATTTGAACCACAATCAGCACATACTGGTCTTTGTGTATCAACTTCTAAATAGATTGTACCTTGAGAGTCACAAATATCTTTGAAAGAACCTCCGTTACCTAAATTTGCGAATGTTGCTGTTGTAGTATTTCCGTATTCAACAATTCCTTTACCATATTTTTGAGTAACAACTCTAAATAATAAGTTAGTAAATGTAGAAACACCTAAATCAGTAGCAACACCTGAAGTTGCAGTAAATAATCTAAGACCTGATAAAAATTCTTCAGAATCCATTTCTTGACCGTTTGGTCCGATTAATTTTCCGTCACCTGTGTTAGAGAAACCTGTCATTGCAACTAAGATTTTTCTTGCTTCACCAGATGGAAGAGCAGTTTTAGTTAAATCACCGTTAACCCAAGTTACAGTAGTACAAGTAGCAGTGATTGCTGACCATCTACCTTTAGAATAATCGAATAAACCTTCAGGGTCTAAACCTGGTTCAGTTCCTTCGTAGAATAAATCATAAAGATTTTTTTGGTAAGCTCCTGTAGACGTTCCGTAACCACCATTTACATCACCAGGATAATTACCCGGAGAACCGATTGGTGCGTAGTGTTGTCCTGAACTTTCAGGGATTCCATTAGCAGATGTTGCTCCTGTAAATCCTTGAATTTTTGGTACGAAGAAGAACAATTTACCGATTGGTAAGTTCATAGCTTGTACAGATACGATTTCATTCGCTAATAATTTAGAGAATACTCTTCTTACGATAGGGAATACAACTGTTTCAAATGAACCATTTGAACCTTCTCCTGTCGCTTCGTTTATTAAGAAAGACGCTTGATTCTCATATAACTGAGCTACGTTTTCTCTCATATGTCCTTTAAGACCTTCTAGGAATCCTAATTTATCCCATTTGTTGATTGTGTCTTCTTTAATAACTTTAAGGTGTTTTAACCCGATGTTACCAACTAGACCTGATTCTAATAATGCTCCCATTTTTTTGGTTTTTATTAATTTTAATTTATTTTTATTTATTTAATTTTTGTCATTAAATCTTTCATTCTTAAGAACTGTGGATTCTCATATGTTTTAGATTCAATTAAGTTAACTGCTCCTGTAGAAGGTGATTTAGCAATTGTTCTTTCGATTGACTCATTCATATTTTGAGATTTAGTATCTAAGGATAATTCATTTTTAACGACTTGATATAAATTTTTAGATTCTTTAATAGTTTCAACACCATCAAATCTTCTTAAAATGTTAATTTTTTCTTGTTTTGATGTTGAATGTTCAGTGAACAAACGTGTAGCGTAAGCTAAGTTTGAATTGAATATTGCAACCTCGTTTAATTTACTTCTAAAAACATTAAGTGCTTTTCTGTACTCTTCATTTTTCTCTCTAAGAATTTGTAGTTCTGTATTAGAAGTACTTTCTTTGATAGCTGTATTAAATTTAGAGTGAGCTCTTGGTTTTGGTAAACCACCTTTTCTGAAATTAGACCCTGAACCTAATGTTCTTACAGCCTCTTTTGTTTCAGATTTTTTTACAACAGGTTTTTCATCAAATTGTTCTTTAGTTTCAACTTTTTTAACCATTTTGTTTTTACCAAGTTTAGTCCCAGCATTTTCACCGTCTTTGAAATCAAATTTAGCTTTACCTGTACCAACAGATTTAGGAGCCTCTTTCATTTTAGTTTTGAATCCTGTTCCTTGGTTAGGTTTTGCGTTATATTTGAATTTTGGACTTCCGATTCCAACTCCTTTAGGTTTGATTGTAGCTTTTTTAGATTCGTAAATAGAATCGTCTTCCATTTCTTCATCTAATTCTTCGTCAAATTCTTCGTCTAATTCTTCGTCGAATTCTTCATCTAACTCTTCGTCATCCATTTGGATTTCATAAACGATTTCTTCATCGTCCATTCCATCTTCTTCGTCAAACTCTTCAAACGCCATTCCGTCTTCGTCTTCTTCGTCATCAGAACTAAACATTCTTTCAACAATAGATTCAATAGATTCATCATCCATTCCATCTTCTTGTTCGTCTAATTCTTCTTCATCTTCTTCGCTTTCGCCAACAATCATATACTCTTTACCAGTCTCCTCATCTTTAAGGTGAGTGTTTCCTTTGTCGTCTTTTGTTACGACAATATTATCATCTGGTCCCATAAGTTGAAATACTCTAAGTACTTCTTCATCGTCTGCGTCAGTTAAATCGATGGTATCGTCTTCGTCGTCCATATCTTCTTCGTCATCGAATTCGATATCTTCTTCGTCGTCCATATCATCAGTATCCATTTCGTCACCTTCTTCATCTGATTCATCGTCGCTCATATCAATATCAGCGATATCATCAGAACCCATAGGCTCATCCATTTCAACGTCATCGGTTTCAATCTCATCATCAGCTTGTTCTGATAAAGATTCTTTTACTAGGTCTTTGATTTCTTGTTTCATTGTAGAAGCAAGTATTCCTTTTGCATTTTCAGCGACTGCCTCTTCCAAATTTTTCATTTGGATGATAGCCTCTTCAACTAAAGATTTTTCTTTTGCCATTGTTTTTATATTGGTTTTAATATATAAATATCTCCCAATGCGAAAAAAGTTTAAATTATACTCATTTCACGTCAGGTTTTTTATACATTCATAAATATCACCAAAAAATAAAAAGCATAAAAAAAGAGGACGTTTGTCCTCTTTTGTTTAATAATTAAAATTTTAATTACTCAATAACTTCGTCAATTTTACTTTCAACAATTGCTGTAATTCTCCACTCCATTGTGTAATGTTCAAAAACTTTAGTAACTTTCGCCTCAACGTCAGTAGGGTTATAACCACTCACTAATTTTTCTTCTCTTAATTTTTTAATCTTACCTGACGCCTCATCAAGTGAGTCTAAGGTAACTTTTGCGATAAAATACTTTTCTTCCATTTTTTGTTATTTATTTAGTATCCCAAATAATCGTTTAATTTTTTCATTAAGTCAAGCGATTTATTTCCGGAATCTCCAACGTGTCTTTCAACACTTATTTTTTTCTCTTCTTCTAAGTTCTCGTCGTATAGTTGTTTATCCTCTTTATTTAAGAATAGATACGCTCCCGGAGTTGACGGTGAAGATACTAAGTCAAAACAGATTAATTCAAAATCGTCTTGAACTTCATTTTGTTCACCAATCTTTTTAAGGGAACCTACACCTCTTGATGAGATACCTAATGTTACACCTTGTCTTAGGTAGTTAGCTGCTATATCACCTTTGGTTGAACAAATCCCACTTTCGTGATATCCCGGTGATGTAAGTAGTTTTATCTTGCCCATTAGGACATTACCTTCCCACCATACTTCAGTAATCATATGAGAAACTCTATCTAAATCAATTAGAGATGATTCCGGGTGATTTAACTCGGATAGGGACGTGCCCTTTTTAATCATTTTTTTATAATTCTCAGCTTCTCTTTTTAATATACGTTCAGGGTATAATCTACCATTTCTATTTGGGGTGTCATATTTTTGTAATACGGCATAAAATTCAATTGGTTTAGAGTGGTCTAACATTTCACTAGATTCTCTAATTAAAGTTTCATTACGATTATCATTTGGGTTAATATACCCCGCATCGTACTCAACTAATATACCTTTTCCAGATTCACTTGGTTGTAATATTCTTAAATTCATTTTGAATGTTTTATTTATAAATATTAAACATTCTCGGTTTGTAACGATTCTTCTATTAATTTACTCTTTTTGGTTAGATAAAAATTAAAATTTTCATTATCTAAAAAATTATCTTTAAAAATTTGTAGTGTTATATTTTGGAGAGATTCTTTGATTTCATCTCCTTTAAAATCTAAATCTTCCCTGATTAAGTAAAAATTTATTTCAAGATTCATAAATGATTTTTTATTTAGATTGAGTCCGCTGGACCTTAAGTCTAAATCTACTATAAATTTTTCATTAAATATTTGTTTGTTTATTGACTCGTATATTGAGTGTTTGATACTTCTACTTAGGTTAAGGACAGTCCTTGTCCAATTATCACATTCATAAATTGGTTCGACCCAAGTTTGTATGTTTAAGTAGAGAGATTTGAGGTTGATTGAATCTACCGTTCCATACACAATTTTAGCTGTTTTGAACCCGCGTAGTAGAGAAGTTTTTCCCTTTTTCATTAATTTTCATATTTTCCCGTTTATTTTTAAAAAGAATAGGTGTTTTTATGGGTAATGTCAAAACTTTTTTGTAAGAGGAAGATATATGTTATATATGATAATAGTAAAACTAAATAACAACGTCACGATTGAGAAGGCTTTAAAACTTTATAAAAGTAAAGTTATTAAGACTCGTCAAAGTGGGGAACTTTTTAAAAGAAAGGAATTTGTTAAGAAATCTGTTATTAAAAGAAGTGAACTTTCTAAGGCTAAGTATGTCCAAAAAAAGTTCAATTCCGATAATGATTAAAGATTCTCTCTAAGATTCTTAAGTTTGAAATACGTAAGTTTATCGTATTTTTCAGAAATTACTTTTGAAATAGTTTCATCAATTCTTGTTTGCATCGAAGTATCGTTGCTACCATTTTTCATTTCTGTTAATTTTTCAACCACACCTTCTTTAAGTGTGTTGTATTTTTCATTCAATGTTGAATCATCTTCTGATAATAAATTAATTAATTCTTTTCTATCTGATTCATTTAAACCATCAATATAACTTTTGATAGTTTTATTTGCAACACTTACCATAGTAGACAATGGTAAATCAATTCCTTCGGTTTTTGTTATTGGTAATTTTTTAAGAGATTCCGCAATAATTTTTCTACTTTTAATTTTTGATTCAATAGTTAAAACATCGCTAGAGAATAATGTATCAATATCTGTATAGTTATTTTCTACTTTTTTATTTCCTACCCAAGCATTTAATTGATTAACATCTGATTGTTTTAATTTGTTTACGGTATTCTCATAAATTTTAATACATTCATTGATGTAATCATTACAGTAAGACTCTTTTAATGATTTTGGAGAACTTAGTTCATCGTATAAATAAAACAATTTGCTAATGTTTTTATTTTCTATAACCAGTTTCTTAAATGTTTTTAATTCATTTTTGAACGTGTCGTTAGTATATGACTCTAACAACACATTTTCTATCTTTGTTTTTAATAAACCGAAATTTTTCATATCTAATTTTTATTATAAATATCTAATCTTTTAGAAGTTTACTTAATTGAGCCTCAATATCTCCTAAAGAATTTTTTCCTTTAGATAAATCAATAAAAGATTCGTCCTCAGTCATAGTACTTCTTTCCACCAATATTTTTAAATTATCTCTGTTAAACGATTCAGGAGTTACTTCAGCTTCACCTCCCGGTGCCGGTGCGGCTTCAGGTGCTCCACCTGATTCAGGTGCCGCTCCTTCTTCAGGTCCACCTAAATCTTCCATTCCACCTAGATCTCCACCTCCTCCGAATCCTCCTCCTCCGCCCGGAGGTGGTGGTGATGACGGTGTCGCTCCACCCGCAGTTGCTCCGGATGTTGGGTTACCGTATAATTTATCAATATTATCAAAGATACCTGTATGTGTTATAATTGTTGCTGTATTTGTTAATTCAGCACCTACCGCCATTTCAATTCTTTGTTGTTGTAAATCAAGTTTAATTTCCTCATCTGAGAATCCTAAAATATGTTTCTTAGCCCACGATACAGATACCGGTGCAATACCTGCGATTGCTGCTACACCTTGTTGGTATAATGCAATTTTTTCTTTCCAAAGTTCAATTTTTAATAAATCTGCTTGTGATGATGGGTTAGTAAGGGCTAAAGTAAAGTTAGATAATTCATCCTCAAATCCTAATAAAAATAAATGTATGATTGCAATTTTATTTAATTCGGCAATCATAGATTTTTGAATTTTATTAATTGTTCTTGCAAAACGAATATCTTGTAACGATAAATTCTTACCATCTCCGGTTGTTTCTTCAAACCCTAAAAAGGCTTTTGGTACACGAAGAGCTGTTAATAATTTCTTTTGAATGTATTCTATATCGGCGATTTCCGCTAAATTTTGTGCTCCCGGTAATGTTTCTATTGGGGATGCTGCGGCTGGGTCACGAACAGGAATAAAATAATCTTGGTCAACAGCCATTTGATTAAATCTCATATCCACGTTTCCAGTTTTAGAATCCACAACTTGGTCTCTTTTAAATTTGTTTGCAACACGTTGTACATATGGTTCAACATCTTTGTCATCCATATTACCAACAAAAACCTTAAATACACGTCTTTCAGGTGCTCTTGAAGTTCTATAAATTAACATTGCATCTTCAGATAACAATAACTGTTTCCAAATACGTCTTGCTTTTTCTAACATAGAAGTTCCATAAGGAAGTTTTCTATCATCACCCAATAATCTAAAGTGAGCTATCTCCCAAGAGTTGAACTCCATATCTTTTGCTTTCCACTTGAATCTTAATCCTTTGTTTTCTGCCGGTTCATCAATATTTGCCGATTTGGCTGCCATACCTCTTTCCAAACGTTCTATTTCAATGTTTGGTAATTGCATACATCCAACAATACCTTTATCTGAATCCAATTTTAAATAAACAAAATTGTCACCATATTTACAAGTATTTCTTGTCCACATAGTTAAATTTGTATTAACATCTAATACGTTGTTAAATAAATCGGCTAGTATAGATTTTATTCTTTTTGATTCAGAATAAATTTGTAACATATGTCCATTTTCATCTACAGTTGTTGATTCTTCACCATAGATGTCTAAGGCTGCAGATATCTCAGGAGTATACTCCATACTTTCATAATCGTAAAACGATGCTAAACGAGTTGGTTCATAATAAACAGCTTGAGTATATAAATTACTTTCAATTTTAGTCCATTGGTTGGATAAATAATACGTTTGTTGAGCTTGTAATTTTTCTCTTTCGTATTCCGCCTGTGAAGTAGTTTTTAATAACTCTTTTTTATCTAATTTGTATGTTGGGTAGTCTTGATTTAACAACGAGTTTGGCCCGAATGCTTGTGAGAGCCTCTGCCAAACCGTTAAATCTGTATTTTGATTATTTTCCATATTCTAAATTTAAATATATTTTTACTTATATAAATAGTTTACTTTGTTCTAATATGTCCCTTTATTACTTATTGTGAGTTAAAACATTATTTGCAAAATACAAGTTACTATTATTAACGTCAATGTCGTAAACCGTTGTTGGTTCTGTGATTGTAACTAATGATGTAATTTCAAATTCACTATTATCCATATCTAATAATACATCACCAACATTTAATTCAGATGTTGTTCTGATGTACCAAACACCATTTTGTTTAACAACGTGGTTATGAGAATCAGTAGCAATTAATCTACCTTCATTAATATTAACAACTGAATCAAATTCGTATGTTGTAAAATTAATTACTGTTGATGTTGAATCAACATAATTCAATGTGTCACTACTCCAAGAGTACCATTCATTTGATGGTTGTGGCATTCCTGAAACATCAATAGATTTAAGTACATCATTCACTAGAACATCTTGTATTAGTTTAGTTGACCCATCGGATAATGTTATTATAGTATCAGAAACTAAACATCCTCCACTACACAAAGAACAAAGTCCAAAAAATGTACCGTCCCAATATCTTCGATTTGTTCCATCACTATACCACCCCGCAGTTGCAGGAGATAAATAACAATTACCCATTCCGTCACCCGAATTTAACATTGTTGCTGAACACAAATCACAACTATCGGCACAATTAAAATCAAGTGCTGGGAAATTACAAACAATAGAAGCACTTGTACCATAATTAAAGTCTGTTACACATAAAAATGGTGTTGGTGGTGTTGTTGGTGTTGGGGTCGGTGTTGGTGGAGGTAAACAACAATCGTATCCAGCTATTTCCCAAAAACCACTACCATCACCACCGGTTTTTACAACACTATCTTCTTGAGCACAAACATCTACCGGTAATCCAAATTCAGATACACCTTGATTTGTTACGACTCCCGCACAATTAACATATTGATAATTTGTAAACCCAATGTAAGGGGCTGGAAATATTGATTCGGTGTAATATAATGTATAACACACACATAATATTGCAACTTCTTGAGTCGGTGTTGGTGTTACAGTTCTAGTTGGCGTATTTGTAGGAGTTATTGTTGGTGTTACAGTTGGTGTTACAGTTCTCGTAGGTGTGATTGACGGTGTGTTAGTTAATGTTATTGTCGGTGTTACAGTTTTTGTTGGTGTAATTGTTGGAGTATTACTCGGAGTATTACTCGGAGTGTTAGTCATTGTTGGCGTCATTGTATTTGTTGGCGTCATTGTGTTTGTAGGCGTATTTGCCGGTGTTTTAGTCATTGTTGGCGTCATTGTATTTGTTGGCGTCATTGTGTTTGTAGGCGTATTTGCCGGTGTTTTAGTCATTGTTGGCGTCATTGTATTTGTTGGCGTCATTGTGTTTGTAGGCGTATTTGCCGGTGTTTTAGTCATTGTTGGCGTCATTGTATTTGTTGGAGTCATTGTATTTGTTGGCGTATTTGCCGGTGTTTTAGTCATTGTTGGTGTCACTGTGTTTGTTGGAGTCATTGTATTTGTTGGCGTATTTGCCGGTGTTTTAGTCATTGTTGGTGTCACTGTGTTTGTTGGAGTCATTGTGTTTGTAGGCGTATTTGCCGGTGTTGATGTTCTAGTTGGCGTCATTGTATTTGTAGGCGTCATTGTATTTGTTGGCGTATTTGCCGGTGTTGATGTATTTGTAGGTGTCATTGTGTTTGTAGGAGTATTTGTTGGTGTTGATGTATTTGTAGGAGTCATTGTATTTGTTGGCGTATTAGTTGGAGTAATTGTATTGGTTGGGGTAATTGTTTGAGTCGGAGTCATTGTATTTGTAGGTGTCATTGTGTTTGTAGGCGTCATTGTGTTTGTAGGCGTTTGTGTTGGTGTTTCTGTTTGAGTTATAGTATTAGTAGGTGTCATTGTATTAGTTGGTGTCATTGTATTAGTTGGTGTCATTGTATTTGTAGGAGTTTGTGTTGGTGTTTCTGTGTTTGTTGACGTGATTGTGTTTGTAGGTGTCATTGTATTTGTAGGTGTTTGTGTAGGGGTTAATGGAATACACGGATTAACCGCAATACATAAAAGACAACTTGCGTATAACGAAATAGTTGTCAATTCATATTGGTTATCATATGCTGGACCACTAACTGCTGTAACACATCCATTGAATCCATTAGTTGTAATATAATATATCTCTCCAGCAGTAATCGGTATTGTAACACCACCTACTTTATATCTAATTGTTGGATAACAACAATCTTGGAAATATTCAATTGTTGGAGGTAATGATGTAGGTGTCGGTGTAGGTGTCGGTGTTTGAGTTTGAGTATTTGTTGGTGTAGAAGTATTTGTAGGAGTTTGAGTTTGAGTAACAGTATTTGTTGGTGTGTTTGTCGGGGTTTCCGTATTTGTTGGTGTTGGTGTGTTTGTTGGGGTTTCCGTATTTGCCGGTGTTGATGTATTTGTAGGTGTTGGTGTGTTTGTTGGGGTTTCCGTATTTGTCTGTGTTGGTGTCATTGTTAGGGTTTCTGTTATTGTAGGTGTTATTGTGTTAGTAGGGGTAATAGTATTTGTCGGTGTTTGTGTAGGGGTTGGGGATAAACAAGGAACTACTAACGAACAAGTTTTATCGTAATTATATATATAAATTAGGTATGTACCATAGTAATTTTCAGTTTCATAATTATATGGTAAAATAACATTACCAACATTAACAACGCCCCCCGAACAAGGGTAAAAGATAATGTCGGCCAATTGTCCGTCATAATTTGTTGTTAATATTTCTATAATTGTTCCCATATATTTTTATTTATTTAAATTGTATTATAACACGCTGCCGGAGAAGTTAATACCGACCAAGCGGCGTTACTTTGAACTAATGGTATGTCACTTCCATCCCAATATTTAAGTGACCTCCAATTCTCAACAGTCCATACCTGAGTACCTATTTTAACAGTACTATAAATATTTCCTTCATAGTCACTAACTGTGTCTCCTGGTGACCAACTATTAGGGTCTATTTTAACAAATCTAACTGAATATCCACCACGTTGAGGAGTACTAGTTACACTTGTCGTTATACCTGAAGAATTATAACTAAAAACCATTGAACCATAGGCTAAATCACCTGCATTTGTATATCCTCCAAGTAACATATTAAAATCATAACCAGTTAGTGTCATACCACCAGAAGAAAACCTTCTACCATTTGGTAACGCACTAAATCCATATTCATCCGTCGCACCTAAATTAGGTGATAACCATCTAGGTTGTGCTGTTGGAACAGTTCTTGTACTTTTTAATTTACCACCATTAACTGAAACAAAACTTCTTAAAATAAGAGCATCCCCCGATGTTAATCCACTAGTGTAATATTCAGGTACTCTCCAACCCGGAGGTGCGAAATTACTAACTTGATTAATGGTGTCTAAATATAAAAATCCATAATAAGAAACGGATGATGGTATTTGAGTTGGTGTAGGTGTTAATGTTGGTGTATTTGTAGGAGTTTTAGTTAATGTTGGTGTATTTGTAGGAGTTTTAGTTAATGTTGGTGTATTTGTAGGAGTTTTAGTTAATGTTGGTGTATTTGTTGGTGTTTGAGTAGGAGTTTTAGTTGGTGTTGTCGTGTTTGTCGGTGTCGCAGTATTTGTCGGTGTCGCAGTATTTGTTGGAGTTTGTGTAGGAGTTTCAGTTATAGTTGGTGTTTGTGTAGGAGTTTCAGTTATAGTTGGGGTTGGTGTTTGTGTAGGAGTTTCAGTTATAGTTGGGGTTGGTGTTGGGGTAACATCAGGACAAGCGTAAGAATTACTACACTCAAAGCAACTAATAAATGTTTCAAAACTTATAATATTATATTGGTTTGTATATGATGGTCCGCTTATTGCTGTTGTACAACCACTAAACCCATCTGTTGTAATGTAATATGATTCCCCTATTGTAATTGATGTTACAAAACTACCAACTTTATATATGTTAGGGGTACAACAATCTTGGAAATAATTAATATCCGGTGGTAATGGAGATGGGGTTATCGTTGGTGTAGGAGTTTGAGTTGGGGTTTCAGTTATCGTTGGTGTAGGGGTTGGTGTTGATGTGTTTGTTGGAGTAGGTGTTGGAATACAAGTTGAACTACCAACACACATAGAATTATTTAATATTGTATATGTACTATTAATTGACGGGTAAGAATATAGTAAATTGTCTTTATAATAGTATAAATTTATCACACCTATTGACGTATTCATACAGTGATAGTATGTTCCTGGTGTGCTGTATTCATCAAAAATCGAACCACCACTACAATTTGACCCAAATACTGAGTTCGCAAATCTTACAACACCATTTAATAACGGGTTACTTGTATTGCCTGTTGCTGAATCAATATCTAATTGATTAATTACTACTTCAACACATCTACAATTAATACCAAAACTTGGTGTTACTGTTGGAGTTATAGTTGGGGTAACGGTTAATGTTGCGGTATTTGTTGGTGTTACGGTATTTGTTAGTGTTAATGTCGGTGTTGGAGTATTTGTTGGGGTTGATGTGTTTGTCGGTGTAGGTGTAGGAGTTGGAGGTATATTGAAAGTATAATCAATATACACCGGCTCATTATAATTAAAAATTGTGTTGGCTGATACTATTTCAACTAAGACATCTCCAACTTCACTAAAGTTCCAATAATAATTAAATCCAAAAGGTGACCCTAAATCATTATATTGTATTGTTGATGGATTACCACTAAAAATTGCTGAAACATTATTTTGACATATATTTAAAGTAAAATAATTACCAACTAGATTTGAAAAATACGATGTTCTGTCAACCCCATAATAATCAATCACATTAAAATATAAGATACCTCCACTAACAATTTCATCCGGATTATTTGTTGGTTGTTGTAAATTTTCATTCCCAAATAAAATATTACCCACTAATGGAGCGTCAAATATGTTGTATAAATTATAAGGTACCCCAACACAACCAATATTTGTTGGTGTCGGAGTGTTTGTTGGTGTCGGAGTGTTTGTTGGTGTTTGTGTCAGTGTTGGCGTTGGTGTATTTGTTATTGAACTAACAACATATGTGAAGTCACAAGTTAATGTTGTTGTAGTCGGCGTCATTGTCGGTGTTTGTGTAAGAGTCGGTGTGTTTGTTGGTGTTGGAGTATTTGTTGGGGTTGTAGTTTGAGTTGGAGTTTGAGTTGGAGTGTTTGTTGGGGTTTGTGATGGAGGATTACCCCCATTTACAGGAGTTTGTTTTGGGAATACCTTAATTAAGTCAGGGGTTACATTTTTTATGTTATAAATTCCTTGATTATCCACATAAAGTTTAGAGCCTGCAAATACGTTACCGGATTTTTTTCTACTAGCAAAAAAACCTGACTTAAAATTGTTTTGAACAATAAATCCGTTTGGTTTGTTTTCTTCGTTTAAATCAAGATTTATATTTACGGAAACATCAATACTTCTCTTTCTATCTGAGATACCCATTTATTCTTTTTAAATAAATATTACATTGTGCCGAATAACCATCCATATTTTTGATAATCCTCACGACTAGCCTGTTGTCCATTAAATTGATTTATTCTATCTTGATAATGTGGTATAACAGGGTTAAAATTAATATTTTCTTTAATTGCCTCATTATTATTAACAGACCAAGAATTAATCATCGCTTTAGTTTGTTCAGTAACCTTTGTTAATTTACTAAAAGAAGATTCGGCAACATAAGTTGCCATAGCAAGTGACATAATTAAATCATCGTGATGTCCTTTTTGGTGGTCAGGACGACCATTGATATATACAAAGGTGTTCATTTCATTATATAAACGAGAACTATATATTCTAAATTTATGTCTCATCACCTCTTCAAATGATGCAATTATTTGAACCCTTTTATTATTAAAATTTATTCCGGGAATTTTATCCATTGCTTTTGGGTCGTATTTCCATTTGTTGGATAAATCAATTCCGTCAACATATAAATCACGATAATTCATTTCTTGGAGTTTTCTTGAAGTTGAAACTCCCATACCTCCGGTGATATCGATTACCACAAAACAGGAATATATTGTAGCCCATTTATGACAAATTTCAGCCATCGTATCAGGAGGTAATTTACCAACATATTCGGCAACTTGTTCTTGTTCATCAAAATCAATAATTTGGAATGAACTAAAATCTTCCGAATCCCCACGAGAAACGTCAACACCCATAATGTATTTATGTCCAACAACCGGTTCTTTCCAAATCCAAAGAGCGTTACCCATTAATTTGTTAGTTGGTTCTAATATTTGATTTTCACGAATGTTTTGCATCATAAGAGAATCAAATACGTTATCTCCGGAACCTAAGAAGTTACATTCTAACTCCTGAGATACTTTACGTTTATCGTATTTTAATTTTTTAACCATCGCCTCAAACCAAGATGAACAAGGTTTGTATCCGTCAGCCATTAATAATTTAACATCATCAAAGTTTCTGGCGTCGTATGATTTACTACCCCAATCAATAAAATCATTAGGGTTATATTCTTCTTTATTTAATAGATAATGAATTATGTTGTCCGTTTTAACAAAATATAAATCTTTTGTATATCTAGGGTCTCTATACCAAAACATTTCCGTAATTTTGAAATCATTCATATTACGTAACGCTTGGTCATATATTTCGTAGTAAATTGCATCATATCCGTTAGGTGTTGAAACCACAATTACTTTACCCCCCGTAGATAGGGACGCCATACAGGCAGACCAAAAGTCACTATCGGCTTCAATAAACGCCGCCTCATCAAATACAAGTATGGTAGGTGTAAATCCACGCAAGGCATCTTTAGATGTTGCAACAGCTTTAACCTCACATCCATTTGTTAATTTATAATGTCTTTGGGAATTTTTAGCTTTATCAAAATCCACACCTGTCCAAGACGGCCATTGTCCAACAAAGGATTTTATTTTGTTAGCCATCTCCAATGATGTATCCAACTTGTTGGCAATAATCAATATTTTTTCAGGAGTTTCTTTTCTTGCGAATACAAGTTTTTTAGACATCCAAGCCGCGGTAACTGTTGATACCCCGGCTTGTCTATATTTTAATGCTATGTTCTCATTGTATTCTTCGTAGTCATTAAGTAATGTTAACTGGTCCGGAAAAAGTTCTAAAGGAACATATTTTTTAACGGTGTTATCATAAGTTTCTAAATACGTTTTAAGTGCGTATTCAATATCTCTACTACATTTTACGTATTCTATTAATACTTGTTCTCTTGTTAAGTTCGACATACATACTGTTGTCGGTAATTTTTAGAACCCTAACGCAGATAAATCAATATCATCTAAGTCATCTAAGTCATCAAATCCGTAATCTCCATAATTTTCACTTTCATCTTCATCATCATTGTCATCAGACATTTTTGATTCGTAGTCGTGTTTTTTAAGGATTTCAACGATTTCGTTAACCATTCTATTTATTACCTCTTTTGCTTCTGGTTTATCGGCTATAATAGCTTTTGCTAATACCATAAAATCTTTCGCCTCTAATTGAGACAATTTCATAAATAAATATTGTTGAAGGTGTCTTTGGTCATCTTCATATAATTTGTCAGGCCAAGCTTCTCTGAATTTTTCCCAAAATATTGGACCTAATCTTGAATCCCATATTTCTGCTGGTAATGTATCTTCAGCCCCAACAACCATACTTCTTTGAACAGGGTCGTTTGGTAATCCTTGGTCACCATATAATGAATAAATACCTTTAACTATCTCGTGCACCAATAACGGGAAGGTAAATGCTTTTGCTTTAATTGTTGGTGGGTCAGTTTCAGGGTCTGATTCTGATTGTCCCATTTGACCACCACCACCACCGGCCATATTTTCCATATCCGGATATAACCAATATAAGTGTTCCATTAGTGATTGTGTTACACCGTATAAATTTAATAAGTTTGGACTTAATCTATTTATTTCATCACTAACTAATGTGTACATATGTCCACCTTTAAATGCTGCTCCTTGAACTAATGAATTAATCATTCTTCTTTTTGCTTTCTCTAAATTGAATTTTTCCATAGAATCCATAAAGTCTTCTATTTCTTCTTGGTGTTCCTCACTTTCTTTAAACGCCTCTTCTACATCTTCTTCATCCGGTTGTTCAGGTTGTGTTTGCATTCCTTCAGATGCTCCCATTGGACCATTAACTAATTCAACATCAAATTGTAATTGTCCTTCAGGAATACCTAATTCTTTTTTAACCAAATCAACAGCTAAGTTTTCAAGATATTCTTTGTTTTGAACTTCAACTCTTTTAATTTGTTGTAAACTATTCATTACAGAACTCATAAGTCCCATCATTGGATTATCTCCTTGTATTGGTGTTGTATCACCTAAAAATCTTCTTACTTTATCTACAGAGTCTTTAAATCGTTGAGATGATATTACTTCCACAAAATCTCTATCACCATCTTGAGGTAACGCTGGATGTTCCGCATATGGAGTTCTTTTTTGTTGTATTTGGTTTTCAATTCCCGGTTCCATTCTTTCAGGACCATCATAACTAACAGGAGCCTCATTTAAACGACGATTAATTTCGTTTAACATAGTCTGTTGGTTATCTGTTAACCCTTCATTAACTAATTTTTTATCTAAGTCACCTTTGGTTTTCAAAATTTTCTCCATTTTTAAATTTACACTCATAACTATTTTGTATTAAGACCTAACTGATTAAATTTTAAAAAACTTGGTAATTCTCTTTTAATCGCTTTTGGAGCACCTTGTTTACTAGGGTCCGGAGCAAAAGGATGTTTTGGTGTTGTACCAGGACTAACTTTTGGTTTTGCCGGAGCAACTTCAGTACCTTCACCAACTTCTTTTTTCATTGCTTTTGGAGCTCCTTTTTTATTTGGGTCCGGTTTGAATGGGTGTTTTGGAGTTGTACCAGGTTTTACTTTTGGTTTTGCCGGAGCAGTTTTTGTGTCACCTTCTAAAAGATTATTAAAATCTTTTTTAGACATTTTTGGTGTAATGTGTTTTTCTACGAGTCTCATAATTTCTTTTTCAATTTTACTTTCTCCCATAGTAACAGTTGGTTTTATTTGAGTTAGTTTAGCTTGAGCGATTTTATTTAACGCTCCACTAATCATATCTTGATAATTCTCTTTTGTTTCTATTTTCTTTTCAGGAAGTTTGGCAAAGTTAGTATCTTTTGCGAATTCATCAGCCATTTTACACCATTTTTTTTGCTCTTTTGTTTTTCCATCGCCACATTTAGCGAAAAATAGTTTTTGTTGTTTTTTTGATTCAAATTTTTCGTCAATTTCTTTTTCTTCAAACATACCCATTCCATCTTCAGTAGCATCTGGGTCTTGAACCACATTTAATGTGTCATCTTCCGTCATTTCAGTTGCAACTACATTTCCATTTTCATCTGTTTTAACATTTACATTACCAATGTCGGCACCTGTACTTTTTGCAATATTTTGAGGAACCGTAATTGTTTTAACTTGTTTAGTTGTAGTTGTAACTTGTTCTTGTAATTTACTGAACAATACATCAACTTGACTATCAGTCATTTTATTTAGAGTAGAGGCTTTAATCCCTTCTTTTACTAGTTTCAATTTTTTTTGATTAGTGTTCATATTCAACTGTTTTTTCAAATACTAATACGATATCTCTCTCGTATAATTTATCTTTGACTGATTGTTCAGTTTCTCCAAACTTGAAAACCAATCTTTTTTGACGGGTAAAGTCTACGTCTTCACTTTCGTTTTCCCAACATAATGCGATTATATCATCCATTGAATCTATCATCGAAAAATAGTCAGAGTTTTGAATTACTGACATTGTTATTTGGTCATTCTTCAAAACTCCTACTTTTTTAATGTGTTCTATGTCCGGTGGAAGAGGATAACCATTAGATGGTTTTGATTCCCAAGCCTCACCCCAAACGTCTTCCGAACTATCCGAGAAAATAAATTCATATATGTTATCGCCTTTGTAATTAGGACCTAATTCATTAACATATATTAAATAACTCATTATATAATCTGACCTTTGGTATTAACTCTTAATTGTTCGTCATTCATTTCAAATACTAAGTTTTGTTTGTTTGTTTTTCCAACCAATTTAGCGTTTGGATATTTTTCCATTAATTTTCTAGCACCAACTTCTTGAGAAATACTTTCAGATAATTGTTTGATTTTATTAATTTTAACTTTTTTACTTTCAGTAACTAATTTAGCTTGTCTTTTTTTAGATTCTAATAATTGTTTTTCTTTTTCGTCTATATTAAAATAACCCTCAATGATTTTATCAACTTTAGATTCTGTAAAAATTCCTTCAATCATATCTTCAAGATGACCTGAGTGTTTAGAATCAATATCAGGATGATTTAAACTTCTACGTTTTGGATGTCTTGGTTTAAAATCAATTTCTTCAAATTCATCTTCATCGTCATTATCTAAATCAAATTTAGATAAATCAAAATCTAAATCATCAGGATTAACATCATCAACATCATCATACATATAACCCTCACCCATTTCACCGTCAGGTGCTACCGGTTCTTCTTCACCACCAAAGTCAGGTTCTTCACCACCTTCTTCATCAGGATTAAAATCACCCATACCTTCATCTTCATTACCTTCGATTTTATTAATAATTTCTTCTTTATCTTCTTCATCAATAGAATCTAAATCTAACGCTGATAAAACTGAGTTAATAACGTATTTTGAATCTTTAGATGTCATTTCTTGTTGACCTTCTTCAGTTTCTTGGAATGCTCTTAATTTTTGAGCTAATTTTCCTGTTAATTTTTGAATAGATTTTAATGTTACTTCTTCATTGTCATCCTCTTCAGTGTCAACATCTAAGTCCATATCATCAGGAGCTGGTTCTGGCATCGCCTCAGGTGCAGGTGCCGGAGCAGGTGCCGGAGCGGGTGCCGGAGCAGGTGCTGGGGCAGGAGCCGGAGCAACTTGTTCGTCAGTTTCTCCACCTTTCATTTTCAAAATATACTTAGTAGCGTCGTTTTCACTTTCATAAAATAAATTTACATTTTTTTCACTACCTTCGTTTACGTTAACTTCTTTAGCAACTAAGTTAAGACGTTTCAACGCTTGAGAATATGATGAATAATATTTTCTATTTTTCATTGGTTCCATATAATCAAAATCTTCAGTAGATTCAGTTAAACTACTTTTAAGGACATAACCATTTCTTTCCTTATCAATTCTATAAGTTTTACCATTAGCTAAAACTTTTGTATATTCTGTTGATTTATCTTCATTAATAGGTTTTGGAATGTTCTCCTTGTATCTGGCAATTTCCATAATACGTTGAATTTTTTCCATCCCTTGTAGTTTTTCACTACCTACCGGTTTCAAATTGTTTCCCATTTTATATGTTTTTGTTTGGAATTATTTTATATATAAATATGTTCAGAATTAAAAATGTTATAATTCTGTCGTTATTATTAGTAATTAATTGATTTTTCTTTTAAAGAAAGTTTATCATCTTGGTATTCATTTTGAAAATCAAATAGTTTTTGAATATAACCATTTCTCCTTAAAACTTTGAATACTAAATTTTCATCAGACATTTCCCCACCGTCTTCTAGTCCGGCAGTTCTATATTTTTTTAATTTATCTTTAACTTTACCAATACTCTCAACACCTGATTCTAATGGAGACTCTTTTGCGTCTTCAATAACCTCATCAATAATTTTCATCCAATGTTCGGATTTAGTCTTAATTAGGTTAGTGTCAATTTCAATATTTTCTTTTTTTGGTTTTGTTTTCCATTCATTAAATAGAACAGAATATTCTCCACTACTAAAGTGAGCTTCAACATCATTCTGAACATAAAGTTCAACATCATAACCATAGATTTTAATGTCGTGATTGTCATTAAATAATGTTTTCTTTAATCTGAAAAGTTCTTCATATAAAGGAAGTTCTTTTTCGGAGAATTGTTCAAAGTCGGCAATTATGTGTAAATCAACATCAGAATATTGTGACCAATTAAAGTTTGCCAACGAACCTGTCATTACTACATCTGAAACAATTACATCAACACCTAAGAATTCGATGAACTCATAAGCGATATCTAATAAACGTTCCCTAACCTTAGGTTTCATTATTTCTGTTTGACCTTTTGGGTCAGACATAGCTCTTTCATTAGGTAATTCCCAAATCTTTGGATTTAGTTCGTCCTGTAAATGAAAGCTGGATAATATACTTTTAAGATTACTCATTAACTATAAATACTTAAATATCTATAATTGTTAAAGTTTTTTGTGAGTATAAGTTTTAACTATTTTTGAAGAGAAGAATTTCCCCTGAGATTCAGCCATTCTGAATTGAGTATATACTTGGTGGGGAACATCATTATATTCATATTTTTGTCCATTATTAAACTCAACTACTAACTTTTTAGTTTCAGTATCGTATTCGGTTTTCTTAACATTTGACGATTGGATTTCATTAATAATCTTCGCCCCTTGAATTGTTTCTTTTAATATTGCCATCTTTTAAAGGTATTTCTAAATCTATTTGTTTTAATTTATCCATAAGATAATCATCAAACTCTTCATTGTCAATATTACCAAAATAGGATGTTAATTCACTTCTTAAATCTTTTATTAAAGACGATATTTTCTGATAATAATTCATAATATCCTGTGGATAATACGGGGCTCTTTCCAAATCTTTTTGAGTCCAACCCTCTCTTTGGAATGCGTGACGAAGTTTTCTATAAAGATTAGCTAATTCAGATTCCGGATGAATCGTATCCATATATTGTTTCCAAGCAGATTTCTTTTCCATATTTATAAATATAATTCAAATTTGTTTTGTCCATCCAATTATTTATATTACTTTTGTCGAACCATTTGAAATAATGGAATTAACCCTTATACTTAAATAAAACAATTAATTATGATAGAATCTTTAGATGGTGGAAGTAATGGTGGTAATAAAGCAGTTAAATCTGACTCATCAACACCCGTATTAGACAATTTTAGTAGAGATTTAATAAAACTTGCTGAAGAGGGTAAACTTGACCCGGTAATTGGTAGAGAAAGAGAAATCACACGAATCGCCCAAATCCTTTCACGTAGAAAGAAAAATAACCCAATTATAATAGGAGAACCTGGTTGTGGTAAAACCGCAATCGTTGAAGGTCTTGCCATTATGATTTATAATGGGGAGTGTCCAAGAAACTTAATGGACAAACGTATCGTATCCTTAGATATGACATCAATTGTTGCCGGTACCAAATATCGTGGACAATTTGAAGAGAGAATGAAAGTTATTATTGAAGAACTTCAAAGTGCACCAAACATCATTGTATTTATTGACGAAATTCACACCATAGTTGGGGCGGGAAATTCATCAGGTTCAATGGACGCATCAAACATCTTTAAACCGGCACTTGCTCGTGGAGAGATTCAATGTGTTGGAGCAACAACCTTAGATGAATACCGAAAAAACTTCGAGAAAGACGGAGCATTAGAAAGACGTTTCCAAAAAGTTGTTGTGGACGCCGCAACCAAAGAAGAAACCTTAATCATTCTTAAAAATGTAAAAGACAAATACGAGAACTTCCATAAGGTAACTTATACGGATGAAGTATTGTCAGTATGTGTTGATTTAGCCGACAGATACATCACAGATAGAGAATTTCCTGATAAAGGGTTTGATATTATTGATGAGGTTGGAGCAAGAAGTCAGGTGGAAATTAAAATGCCAGAGTCAATTGAGAAGTTAAAACAACAAGCTGCTGACATCAAACAAGAAAAAGTGGATGTTGTTAAACAACAACGTTATGAGGAGGCAGCAAACCTACGTGATAAAGAAAAACGTATCTTAACCAAACTTGAAACTGAAAAGAAAAAGTTTGAAGAAGAACTTCTTACACACAAGAAAGTAATTACCCTTGATTTGGTTTATGAGGTTGTTTCTAATATGACTAAAATTCCGGTTACCAAATTAAATGCCGATGAAACTAAACTATTATCCGAGATGGAGACAAACCTATCTGATAAAGTTATTGGACAATCTGAAGCAGTTTCAAAGATTGCGAAATCAATCCGTAGAAACAGAATTGGTATTAAGGACCCAAACAAACCAATCGGTTCATTTATCTTCTTAGGTTCAACAGGTGTTGGTAAAACATACTTGGCAAAACAACTAGCAAAACAAATGTTCGGTAGTGAAGATAATATGATTCGTGTGGATATGTCTGAATACCAAGAAAAACATTCTATCTCACGTTTAATTGGAGCACCTCCGGGATACGTTGGATACGATGAAGGCGGACAATTAACCGAACAAGTAAAAAACAAACCTTATTCTGTAATTCTATTTGATGAGATTGAGAAAGCTAACAAAGATATTTTTGGAACACTACTTCAAGTATTAGACGACGGTCACCTTACCGATGGTATGGGGAGAAAGATTAACTTCAAAAATTGTGTCATCATTATGACATCAAACGTGGGGGTTAAAAAATTACAGGATTTTGGTTCGGGTGTTGGATTCAAAACCGGAAATACCACTTACGCAGAAGAAGAATACAAACGAGATATTCTTAAAAAAGAACTTAAAAAATTCTTTACACCGGAATTCTTAAACAGAATAGATGAAGTTGTTATCTTCAACTCTTTGGTTAAAGAAGATGTTAAGAAAATTGTAACTTTGGAATTGGATAAATTATCTAAAAGATTAGTTGGGTTGAAATATGATATCACGTTTGATGAAACTATTTTAGAACTAATCTCCGAAGTTGGGTTTGATGAAACCTACGGGGCTAGACCAATTAAAAGAGCAATCCAAGATAAGATTGAGGATTTTGTATCTGAAGAGATTATCAAAGGAAATATGGTGGAGGGTGTTCCATACACCCTTATCTCCGTAGAAAAAGAAGTGGTAGTTAAAACTGAACCCACCAAAAAGACAAGAAAGAAAAAAGAGGACAATTAGTCCTCTTTTTTTATATTAGTTTCTTATTATACCATAGTCTCAAATACTGGTATCTTATTTTGTTTTGCAATAGTTTTCCAATTTTTAGTGTTGATATTAGTAAAATACGAACTTTTATATTTTTTACTACTATTTTCCGCCTTAAATATCGGGCCTTCAAAATTCTGAACAAATAATATATCACCATTAATTGGGTCTTTAATCCTCATATCAACATATCCTCCCTTATTATAATTAATATCAACAACCGGAAATTCCATTACCATATCACCTTCAACTGTTGCTTCAGCTTTAAAAGAACTGGGTAAAATACTTTTAACTTTTTCCTTAACCCAATCAATTGCCCCACCTATAGATTGTTCAGAGATTACATTTTTTTTACCTGAGTGCATCTCAAGTATTCTATTTTTCTCTTCTTGAGAAATATCATTAAATAAATTTTTCATATTGTTAGTTTTTTATTATAAATATATTACAAAAAAAAAAGAGACCGGAGTCTCTTAATATTTTATTTTATTTTTACAATCATCACACATCCATAATAATTCTTTATCAATTTTAGAACCTTTACCTTTAGCATCATTCATTAAACATTTACTATTAGATTCACAGTGTGGTATTCCTAAAGAATGTCCTATTTCGTGAATAGAAACTTTTTCTAATTTACCATAATAATTTGTTTCCATTCTTTTATTTGAAACAACACAAGATTTAGTTCCTTTTAATGACAAACCAATTACACCCCAATTTTTAAAAGTTTTACCATTTAATTTTCTGTCGGTACAAATATCAACTTGTGTTAACGCAACAACCTTACCTTCAACGTTTTTAAATTTCAAATTTAATAATTTAACAATTTTAACTGAAGAATATTTTCGTAACCCTTTAACTTTACAACTTACCGGAATGTCCATTTTTGGTAGAATATTAACCTTACAATTGTAAAATTTTTTTAACTTCTTTTGAACAAATTCCACGTCTTTTTTAGGGAACTCACCAATAACCACAATAGAAATTTCTTTTGATTGTGGTTTTAACCCAATATAACTTGTTGAGATTAATAGGGTTAATAATATCGCAAATGTTTTATATAAATTTTTCATACCACAAAGATATGAAATTTATTTTATTTACCAAAAAAAATTATGAAAAAAGAGATATTAATGTACGTGTACATTTACCACCTAATTCTGCTAATTTTTCTGTCCAAGTATCAAATGTAACAATTTTAACATCAACCAATTGATTATTATCCGGTATAATTATAACATACGTTGGTTTATATTTGTTAATATTTTTAATAAAGTTTTCATCAACATTAATACATCCCGACCCAGCTCTAGATAGTTCTTTAGATGCGTTAACATCTTGTTTTCCAAATTGTTTTATTAAATCACCTCTTTTTTGACCAGCATATCCGTGAACAGCGTTTGGTAATTGTTCACCTGTTTCTACATTAAAAAGTGGGAAAGTATTTGAAGTATCGGACGCTGCATATCCTTTTTTATTATATCCGGAACTTAAACTAAATGTACCACCAGGTGTGATATCTTGACCCGCATCTTCACGAGCCTTATATGAATATTGGAATTCTTTTATTTTTTTGTCGTTAACATATTCTTTATATTTAGAATCATCAATGGTTCCGTCACTTTTAATTAATCCTGGTAAAGTTTTCGCTTTTTCAAGCCATTTATTGATAACTATACTTTCCGGTAATGTTGGATTTTTTTTGGCATAATCGATGGAGACTTTTCTCCACTCTCCGTAACCAAGTTTAGTATTATCAACTGGTTTAACATCTTTCACTTTTCCTGAAGTAATTGACGATTTAGTTATAAATTTGTAATCAGGACCAAATAATGATGCCAACGCAGCATCTTTATTAACAACAATAAAAGTATTCTTTTTAAGAACTCCTTTAGATTTTATACGTTTGATTTGTTCGTATGTTTTTTTAGAAACTCTACCTATTTCTTTTTCAGTATCGGCTAGCGATTTAATGGCATATTCAACTTGTTTTTTTAACGTAACATCTTGAAATGTGTCTTTAAATGTATCTTTTGTAACAGTATTATATTCTTTGTCTTTAAATTTATCTTTAAGTTTAAATTTATCATTCTTTTTTGGTACACTTGTTTCAGGTGTTTTATTCCCAAAAATTTTTGTTTTTATACTATCACTTTGGTCTTTGTTAGCTGTCACCCATTTTGTTTCACCTTTGTCGGCGTTCCTAAAATAATAAACACCATTTTCCAATTTATACTCATATGGGTCACCCTGAGAACCTTTTTTTACCTGTTCAGACAAATAATGTCTTTTAGTTGCCGTTTCGTGAAGATTTAAAATTCTATTTTTTTCCTCTTCGTTAATTATAAATAAATTTTCCATATTATGCAAATTCGCTTCCGTCTACCTCAACAGAATTATTCCCACCTGCCGTTGGTTGTGTATTTTTATTTTGGTCATTATTCGCAACAACATTAGTTGAAGCATTTGCTTCAGCCGTTTTCTTAATTGCATCAGATGACGCGTCTCCAACAACGGGATTTTCCGGTGTTTTTGTTTCGGTATTATTTGTCGGTACTTTTTGTAAAGCCGCTAAAACACTCGCAGCGGTTTTAGGACCATACTTACCATCCTTATTTAACCCTGATTGAAATTTAGTAATTAACGTATTTTGTAATTCCTCAATTGAAGGGTATTTTACACCAATATTTATTGGGGTTACCGGAGTTGCTGCTACCGTTGCCGGTGCTCCTGTTGCCGGTGCTCCTGTTGCCGGTGCTCCTGTTGCCGGTGCTCCTGTTGCCGGTGCCCCTGTTGCCGGAGTTCCTGTCGTCACGTTAGGTAATAGAGATTGTCCTCCAACCATATTCTGAGTTTTTTTAATTGCGTCAGCGGCGGCAGGATTTAGATTTGCCAAATCTCCTGAATCAATTTGATTTGCAATTGATTTAGACGAATATTTATCAATCATATCATCTTTTTCCACTTCTTGTTCAGAAATAACAACACCTCTTTGATACCCCAAAAGGTATTTCATATTTTCAATTTCTTCTAATATAACTTTTTTCATTTTTGTATTTAATTATTTAACCCCTACTTTAGGTGCCTCTTGAGGTTTACCGTTTAGTTTATCATTTATTTTTTGTAATAAACCGGAATCCATTTTACCTGTTTGTTCTAACCCTAATAATCCTTGAATTTGTTTTGTAGTATCGTTTGTTTTATTAATAATTTGTTGTTTATACTGTTGAGGGTTATTTGTTTTAGGACAAGATTTTTTAGCAATATCTATTTCTTTTGGTAATACGGTATACTCTTTTACATAAACGTCCCATTTATTATCTTTTTGCACACCGGCTGTTATTACACCATTTTTAAGACCACAATAAACTTTTGTGATATTTTTTTGTCTTTCTTCCGGACTATTATTTGGGACGTTAGTATTATTGACCATAGGCGCTTCACCCAAATATTGACGTTTTGTTGCACTTTCGTGAATATTCAAAATTCTTTGTTTCTCTTCTTCATCTAAGAAATATAATTTTTTCATAAAATAGTTTATTTATAAATATCGTATAAAAAAAAAAGAGACCGAAGTCTCTTAAAACATTTTAAATTTTGATTCTACTTTATATTGGTACTTTTTATTTCCCAAACTCTCAATCATCTGTTTACCGGTCTCAATTCCATTATAAACATCTTCAACAACCACATACTCATTTCTTGTGTGATAGTCGTAATAACCTATTGCAAAATTGATACAGGCAAAGTCAAACGAGTTCTTTAATGCGTAAACATCGGTATAAGGGTTTGAGAAGTATTCTTGTTCCCCCTTGAAACTTTCATTTAACACACCATTACAGGTTTCAAAGAACTCACTATCTCTTTCAAATAATCTTGTTCCCATACAAACTTCTGTAACCATTCTATTACCGGGAGCGTCAAACTGAATACCGTAACCAACATTTTCAAAGAAGTTTGGGTCGGCTTTCTTGGACCCGTGACATCCGGTTTCTTCTGATACGAAGAATGCTGCTTTCAGATTTGGTAATTCTTTTAATAGTTCCAAACACGCATAAACACCACATTTATCATCACCACCAATTCCTGTTGGTTCCCCAAAATTGTTATACGCCTTTAATGATGGTTTAAGTTCGTATTGATTGTTTTGTAACATTTCCTCACGAATATTGATTGAGTCAATACTATGAACCGTATCGGTGTGAGCAATTACACAAGGGAAGTAATCAACAAATTCATCCGTTTGTTTAACAGCATAAATATTGTTATGTTCATCCACATTGTAGGGAATCCCATTTTCTTCTAACCAATTGGTTATAAATTCAACCATAAGGTCCTCTTGATAAGTTTTTGTCGGAATTGACAAAACCTCTTTTAATAATTCGTAATTTCTTTCCATAGGGCAAATATAGGAAAAATAATTTGATTATTAACTATTATTTTAATTTATTCTAATAAAACCTTCAAATAACTCAGGTGAAACTAAAAAGTTATTAAATTCTTCTTCAGTATAACTTCTGTCTTCCAACCCACCTTCTTTTTTAAACACCTGAACAAGTATTCTATTATTTTTTGGATTAATTCCTCTATAGAAAAATTCTCTTCCGGATTTAGTTGTATATCGGTTATTAATCTTAAATTTAGAATCAAGTCGTTTGTATAATTCACCATATCCGTAGATATCGGCATATTCAGATTCATCCTCAAGTTTTTCAATAATTTTATCCAAATATCTCGAACATTCGGAATCAAATGATTCTTGGTCAAAATCTAAACAATCAGTTTCATAAATATAATCACCCCAACCAGTAATCTCCATATCTGAACCAATTCTAAATAACAATTCACTTATAGTTAATGTTTTATCACCCATCGTATCATACAGAGATAATAACATTCCAACACTAGTAAAATATTCTCTAAAACAATGTTTTGTGAAAATACCATAATTGTAAAATGGGTTACAAAAATCATCTTTTATCATTTGGTTAAACCCTCTAGTTTTACATTCATTTTGTTCTGAGGTATACTCGTAAATCATTGACTCTACCTCATTCCCAAACATATCAATTAATTTGTTTGCTGCCGCTATTTTTTGTTCGTCCGTTTCTAACGCAACAGATTCTGGAGAAATGATTGAAATAATTTCTTTTACCTTTTTAAGATTTTCTTCGTTAAATTGGTTAAAAAAATACCCCTCTTTAAAATCTTCGGTAGCCTGATAATCATCTTCCCACTCATAGGTGTCGTAGTTTCCTGTGATGGCGTTATAATACCACATATCATCATCACTAGGGTTGAATAATTTAATATAGTCATCCTCGTCAAACTTTAAATCTATTTTACTTTTAAACGGAGCCTTTGGAGTGTATTTAAAATCGTAAATAGCGTCGTCAGCATTCTCTAACTCACGACTACTAACTTGTTCACCCTTAGCAATTTTAGTTAATAACTTATACGTTTCACCTACACCAATA